TTCTCTCTTGCTTCTTTCATAAGACGCTTGTATTCATTTCTTAACTCTTTTAATTCAAGAACTGCTCTCGGTAAAAGGCCGAGATTATCTGTCTTATAATAGAGCATTTGTTCTCTATCAGTAATACTGAAATCTCTCGGTGTTAAGATATTTACACCGAATTCTGTTGGTTCTTTTGATTTAGTTTCCCATGAAATGTTTCTCGCAATCATCATTGAAGGATATAGTCCTGCAAAGTCAAAAGCAGCAACATTAAGATGTAGTCCATTTGTTTCTTCACTTAATGGGTCATAAATCATAGCACCATCATATTCTTGACGCTTCTCTACCTTTTCACCTGTTGGTGCAATCCATGTAGCATTACGCATAAAATAGATTGAACCCATATGACTCGCATAAAAACAAGCACTAAATGGCGCAATTAGAAGTCTTTGTAATGCTACAATTGCTTCGCTACAATAGTTTAACTCATCAATTTCAACCATCAACTCAACATCTATCTGAGCATACTTAAGATATGTTTCAGTATCGTTTAACCAACCTTCTCGATAGAATACATTCGGGTCTGGAAACTTTTCACTAACTAGTTTCTTTCTTCCCAATACTGCTTCAGAAATGTAATCTAAAGACATTGATGGTAATGTTCCCCTTTGAGAGTCATTCCATTGTCTTTCAAAAGCAAGGTCTAAATTGAGGGTTATGCGACCCCCAATAGGCTGTTCAATTGGCCCGAACCCATTCTTGCCATAATTGAAAACAAAGCCATTCTTAGTCTTTTTAACGCCCTTAATTGTCCTAATTGGAGATATGGTAGTAGGGTTCAATCCCAAAGCACACGCTCGCTCAAGGAGTTTTGGTAAATCGAATTTTAAACCAAACCATGCAATTAACATATCAGGGTCTTTATCTGTCATTGTTTGCATAAAGTTTTCAATCATATCTTTTTCTGAATCATACTGAAATAACGATACTTCATGATTATTATAGTTGCTGTATATTTCTTCATTAACATGGGTATCGGGAAACCATACCCATTGATAATAAGTTTCATCATAATTATCATAAACCACAATAGTAGTAATCTTATCATGATGTTCTCCGCCTTGTTGCCATTCCATATCCCAATACCATTTACGCATTTGATATTCTGGTAATGAGCCTAAAGAATCAACTGCATATCTAAATGCATATGGAACATCTGCTTCAAAGGTTTTTACAAAAGAACGTCGAGCAATATGAATGTCATCGGACTTATCTACATAAACTCTAGTTAATTTTTCACCTTGAAGATTGTGCCAATCACCTTCTTCGTAAGTAAATTCTCTTTTTACAAATTTAGAAGGATTGTAATACTTAGGTTGATTATCAGAAGATAGGATATAAAAATAAGGAGTAAATTCGACAACTGTTTGTCTTTTCTCTCTACCCTCTCTCCATGATGTATAAACGTGCTTTCCTGTTACTGTTTTACTTATTATCATTTTAATTACCTGCCGAAAACGGTGCTTTAATTATCATCCTGTCTTCTGCAACTAACAATAGTGGAAACTCATCCTTTACATAAAAATTAATATTAGTGTTCTTCTTAAAGAACTTATGTAATGGGCCACTATATTCTAATGTTGCAGAATCACCAAAACAACTTGTTGGTGTAATTCTTTCTTCGTATTGATTCTGAATAGTAGCACCGCTTGAAAATGTAACGGTATTACCATTGTAATCTAGTTTGAATGCGCCATGATTTGCTAATTCACAAGATGAAATACAATCAGCATAAACATCTTGACTTAAGATAAAAGCACCTTCATATTTTGATTTACCAAAATCTGGTAAAGTTGTAATTTCTTCTTCATAGGTAATATTAGATAACATACCTTGAAGTCGTGTAATCGCAGTCATATTAGGATGTTGAATTACTTTTGCAACACTAGCCTTCTTTGTTCCAGAACTAACTTGAATTGTATCATCTACAACAAAAGCAGTTAGTTCTCCGTACTTTTTAAGATACGGAATAAGAGTCTTAGCATTACCAATAAACTCGCCATCTTCTGCACCTATCACTTCTAAATTAATATTCATAGCAAAGGTAGTATCTCCATTCCAAATGGATAGAGTATTACCTCTTAATTGCATTAAGAAATGTAATCCCATCGAATTGTTTGTAAAACCCGATGAAGTTAGATATTTACCTTTTCCTTGAATACTTTCTAATGCTTCTGTAATTTGTTTTGTATTTACTGCAAATTTCAAATCTTACCCTCCCGCAAATCAGGAATACCGTTCCAAACGATATTAGGCGGAATACCTTCACGAATAGTCCAACGTGTTCCAACCTTATTACCATTGGTTCTTGAACCAATCAATTCAGCAATAAAGTGTATTTCACCCTTTACTTTCCTCTTAGAACAATGAATCTCTTGTTCTAGTTTTCCGCCCCAATCCTTCCATGCAGGTTGAATACCCGTAGCAACATTATCTACATACTTTTCAGTTTCGTGAGTGATATAAATTACATCACACTTTAGATTAAAAATCGCTTCAAGTAAATAATAGAAAGTTTTGTTTCGTGGGCCATACTGGTATGGCATCATCTTTGTTACAACTGTTGGATTTGGATTAACTTTGTAAATACATTTTTCAAACCATGTATCTACTCCATCCATCACAAAGATAGGTTTCTCACCTTCTTCAATCTTCTGTCGAACATATCGAATAAAATCATGAGAGTTTTTCTCAGATGCATTAATATCAATTTTATTCTCATTGTCCTGAACAATTGGGTCGAATACTTCAATGTGTTCTGTTGCATCATGACATTCAATCCACGTAGATTCAACGCCACTATCCCAATCTAAAACGTAAATCTTACGTTCTGGAAAATCGAGAGCAATACCAGTTTTACCTGTTTTTGGTTCTCCCCAAATTCCTAAAACCATTCGGCTTTTACGTTCCTTTCTTTTCTGTTCCATCAATTGTCTAAAGCGAGAATTAAAATCTTCCTGCTGTTTTCCAAAGTTAGTCGTTTTTTGTTCTCCTTTTTTATCTGTTAGTCCCATAACTATCACCTAATTCATTTATATCTATATCTAATTCTTTACCATGCATTTTAGTCCATGCCATTACAATAGTTGCTAATTCTAATTTATCGCAAATATATCTTGCTTCTTTGGTTGAAAAGTGCATCTTCAACCAATAAGTTCCATTCTCTTTTTCGTTCTTTCTCCATGTTAAGAAATCTACATTGGCTAAATCGACAATGTATGCATCTCCCTTCAAAAGAAACCTTTCTTCTTTTAAATCTGTCGTCATAATTAAATCTCCGTATAGGGCTTTGCACCCATTTGAGCATCAAATTCCTCTTAGTTCATGCTTACACTATTAGCCCCAAAGGAGGAATGTATCAGAACCAATCGAAGTTTTCTTCGACGATTTCTTCCACTTCAACAGGTGAACCTGTTCTTTGGACAACGTATAATCCAGAAACGTTAATTGTTACTGGGTCGGCTTCTCCATCCACCATTCTTTGTGATGTTCTTCCGATAACAATTACAGAAGAACCTACTCCAAAGTCAATTGTTAAATGACTTGGAATCCAACAAGTAGTCATGTTGGTATCATTATCATAATCAAACTCAACAGTCATGTCAGTTAGATTGATAATTCGATTACCATTTGCAGTTGGAGTCATATTCATATTACAAACTGTTCCATCTGTAATTACAAATCTTTCCTTTGCAGGTAATGTTTGTCGCTGAATGTGCGCTCTATCAATTTCAACCAAAGGAACAAGATGGCTTGAAAAGTTATCAACCAAACATTGTTCAAAGTCAAAAGATGAAACATCTTGATAGTTCTCACTTTCAGGATTTACGTCTGAATGATTAACTAAACTGCCTAATGTTGTTTTAGTCATACCATAAATGGCTGAACCATCATCGCTTGGAATACAAGCGAAATGAATCCATTCAAAGCAGTTTGGTGCAAAATCAATAGCAGGTTGATTCTTATACGAAAAAGTATAAGTTTTCATTTCTCCACCATCAACAGAACCAAAGAAAACACCTGTTCGTCTAAACTGCTCTAATGGAAGAGGTTTTCCATAATTGCGGTTTTCTGCACCAGACATATATGTTGGTTGATTATCAAGTGGAATAACTGTTGTTCCATTTTCTAATTCTTCTGCACCTTCGGGAAGATTTGAAACAATCTTCTCTTGATACTCATTCTTATGATAACGTGAAATAACCCACTTACCTAAAGCATTTTGAGTTGCTACTGCAACATGACCATCTTCAAGTGCTTTATCAGCATCACGAAGATATTCTTCTTTTGCTCGGTTCCTATTCCAACTCATCATATCTCTTGGTGCTTCTAAAGCAACAAAGAAACCAAATGCAGCCTTTACAAGACTTCCACCCGTATTTCCACCATTAGAGGTATTTACTTTCTGTTGTCGTCGGAATTGTGCAACAAAGTTTCGCCAAAGTGCTTTAGCCAAATCTGCTGTTGTTTCCACGTTATTCTCAGCACAAATAGAATTGAATTTATCTGTTGCTTCTTCAACAGACATTCCAACAATTTGTGCGCCTTTTTCTATTTCTTTTTTCGTTTCGTCGTTCATATTTTTCACTTCCTTATTTTTTTTGTTTCAGATTAACTGACCTACAAGCCATGAAATCAATACTCTTGGTGTCATGGTTGTGGAACGGTATTCGCTTTCTCCTATTGTTCTTAAAAACTTAAATTTAACATTTGAGTCTATTCCTTCTGATTGAATAATACTATCATGCATACCCATGCAAATTTCACGAACAGACCTACCCATGTAAATCATATCGTGAAGGGTTGCTAAGACATTTGTATCTTTATTCATTATCAAATTAATTATTTTAACATATTCTTCTAAATTCATCTCACTTTGTTTTTTGAGTGTGATATTTGAGGATTTTGCCGCTTGAATTTCGGTAATCGCTCTACGAATATCACCATTCATTGAATATATAAAGGGTAACAAGTCCTCATCCGAAAAACGATTAATGTTTTCGTTGGATAAGATTCCCTTGATTACTTCTAAGATGACCTCATTAGAAAGAGGTTTGAAATGATAGTTTGCACATCGGCTTTGAAGAGGAAAGATAATTCTATTTCTATCATTACAAGTAATAATGAATCGAATATTAGAAGCATATCTTTCCATGATACGCTTTAATGCATTTTGAGCATCGTTTGTCATTCCATCCATCTCGTCTAATAAACAAATTCTAAATGGCACATCGCCAATAGTTCCGCTTTGTGCAATTTGCTTTATTACTGTTCTAACTGTTTCTAGTTTCCTATCATCTGAGGCATTAACTTCAAAGAAGTTATCAGATGTATTATTACCTAATAATGTCTTTGCTAATGCTAAAGCCGCACCAGTCTTACCTGTTCCTGCTCTACCATAAAATAACAAATTAGGTATATTCTTTTCTTCAATCCACGTTTCTGCATCCATAACAAAGTGTTCTTGTCCTACAATATCACTTAGTTTAGATGGTCTGTATTTTTCTGTCCATAACATATTTATTTCTCCTTATTTTTAATATAACGTTCTCTTTGTCTTTTATTAACTTTATCTCTATTTTTATCTTTATTTTTATGATAACTCTTCCTTGCATTTTCCCTAATCTTATCCCCATTCTTTTCACGGTATTTTCTGCCTCGTATTCTATCATGTTCTTTATATTTTTCAGAACTGCGCCTTTTTCTAGTTTTTTCTTTAGCGACATTCATGTTATAATAACAAGCAACAATGATAAAGGATTCAATTAAATCGGCATCGAGTAGAGTTATCAAGATATTAAATTGTTCTTCGGTCATTTCTTCCCAAATACTCATTTGCATAAAACCGTGAGGCATAGCAAATTCTTTTTTCAATCTTCTATTATGCCATTTTCTTACCTTTTCTATTGGCTGACCAAATCCAAATATTAGCATATTATTAAATTTT